TCTTTGGCACCGCCACCTGAAGGTAATAATTCGGATAAATTTGTCACGAGTTAAACTCCAAATTAATGCTTGTTGTAGACAACGCCTTGCCAATTCTTGTACCAGCAGAATTAGTGCTAATTGTTCCGTCACTTTGAACATAATAGACGTTGTTAGGTGTTAAATTTTCTAGTATCCCTGCCAACGCTAAAACTTGAGAAGTGCCTTTGTTGCTGTTGCTTTCATCTCTAAATGCAAATACCGATCTATTAATTGAACTGTCGTAAGCAACATCTAAACTTCCGTCTCCTACACCATTACTTGTTGAAAATATAGTTGGAGTTTCAAAAGTGATGTCTGTTCCACTAACCGTTCCTACAACATATTTTAAATCTGTTTGATTTTCGTCATAAACTATAATTACTTTGTTAGCAGTGCTGTCAAAAGCTATAGCTTTGTATCTAACAACGTTGCTTGGTTCAAAAGTTGCTTCTGATCCAAAAGTAATAGCTGTGCCACTGATCGTTCCTACTTTTGCTCTGCCTAGATAATTGCTTGCAGGGCCACTGTATAAAACTACAATTTTGTTACTATTGCTGTCAAAAGTCACAGGGAGTGAGTAGTTAGTATTATTTGCACCTGAAAAATCAACTTTACTACCAAAAGATATACCTGTGCCGCTGACCGTACCTACAATTGCTGTACCGCGACCAGTATTAGTACCATCTTGAAAAGTTATAACTACTTTATTATTAGAGCTATCAAATGTAGAACTTTGATTTGCTAAGTCACCATTGACATACACAGATTCTGCCCCAGTAAAACTTATACTGTTATCAGATGGATCAACAGTTCCTACTCGTGCTATTCCTTGAGGACTAGGATAAATTCTATAACCTACTACAACTTTATTATTAGAACTGTCAAAAGTACATGTGTTAAAAGAACAAGTTGCGCTTTTATACACAGAGGCAGTTCCAAAATCTATACTATTATCACTTGGATCAACTGACCCTACAATAGCAGTTCCATATTCATTAGCAGGTGTCCCTGTGAAGGCAATGACAACTCTATTAGAGTTACTATCAAAAGTTATATCCATATAAGAGGCAGTACCAGTGTTAAATACTTCCTTAGTTCCATATTGAACTGATGAACCAGAAACCTCTCCCACAATAGCCGTTCCATAATTCAAATTACTATTGTCTGCAAATATAACAACAATCCTATCAGAATTGCTGTCATATACAACTTTGCTATAATTTGTAGTTCCATCATTAAAAAGCTGTGCCGATCCAAGTGAGTTAGATTGACTTGTTGCTTGTGCTATGCCTATCCCACCCTTAATCGTCACAGAACCTGTGGCAGTGTCAGCTATGGCTGCATCGGTTATACCGATGAAGTCTGATACGTTAGTAGTACTACCTTCCATAGTGTAGGTACGACCGTCATAGGTTGTACCTGAAGCACCAGATTTAAAAGCAATGAACATATCAGTTGAACTTGAATCATACAAAACTGGTCTTGGTTGTACGCTTGCAATGTATGTATTTTGTACTTGCAGGCTTGTTCCCGTAGTATAAGTAGATCCACTGGTGTCTATACTAACTATATGTTGCACCCCCGAACTGTCTGAATACATCAAACCTGTCTTTTTATGCAATGCATTATATCCAATACCATTTGCATCTCTAACATTATTATTACCAATGGTAGGCCCAAAATTTCCCGTTGAAACAGTAGGTGTTGTAAATGATACCGCAGAGTTTGATGTCAACGTGATAGGAACGACATCCATACCTGATGATACGCGATAAGCTAAAACGTGTTTAGCATCGTTTACATTGTATGCGGCGAATGGAGTATCACTATAGTAATTGTTTAATGCTTGTTGGGTTAATGATGGTAAAGCTGATCCAGAGCTTTGAAGAGTAACAAGCATATAACTCATATAATACGGGCTATATCTATAAGTTTGTGCTATCAATACAGCTTCATAAACAGGATCATAAGTTAAAGAAGCTGCCCAACCAGCGTCATAAGCATTGAAGTTTGTTCCGTTGAAACTGTTGTACGCTCCTGACCAAGAAGTAGTAGTACCACTTGTTTGACCCATTTGGTGAACAAGTGTACCCTGTGAAGAACTGTTCCATACTGAAAAGAATCTGTCTACATTTGGAGCATAAATCATAGCTACTGGTCTAGCACTGCTGTGAGTGCTAAAAGTCTGACCACTTCCACTTTCAAAACTAATTGTAGTTCCACTTACATTAACTTGTTTTGCTTTCCAATCTCCTGTTTGACCGCTGTCTTTATAAACTACTACTCCTTTGTTATTAGTAGTATCGTAAGCTGCAACGTAGCGTTCTGTAGAGAAAGACAATCCAGTGGTCACACTTCCAAATGTAATTGTTGAACCGCTTATTGTTCCTGCAACTCCTGTCAAATAATCACTACTACCTGAGAAAAATATAACACAAGCATTTTGGTCTGGATCATAATAACCTGCTATTTGAGTTCTTGTTCCTTGAGTTCCTAATGAATTTACCGTTCCTAGCGAGGCAGTAATATTTGTCTCACTTACTGCTTGTACGGTGCCATTTGCATTTAAAGCCACTGCTTGACCATTAGGTAAAGTTCCAGAGGCTACAAAATCGACATTCTTACCACCAGACCCTGCGGGTAAAAGCTCAGATAAAGTGCTCATGTCAAATCCCTTATGTTAAGAGTCGTGGCACTAATCGCTTGCCCTGCAAATGTACTCGTGACAGTTGTTCCTAACGTGCCATTGTCTTGAACGTAATATTTACTGCCAATAACTAGTGAAGTCTGTTGAGAGTTTATTCCACCTAACATATCCACGTTGCCTGTCGCAGTGTCTGAAATAGCTTGACCAGCTAATCCAATAAAAGAATCAAGTTCTAATGATCCCACTGTATACATACCAGCTAAAGCACTACTAGCAGGGTTTGTCATTGACCATATAAAAACATTGTTGGAATGGGCAGAGTAAGTTGCTGTCATTCCATCGTAATAAAGACCTGAACTTTGCAAATTAGTTATTCCTGGATCAACTGTCAGTGTGGTTCCACTCAATGTGGAAGTTATAACACTTATATAGTAAGAATTTGGTACATAACCAAAAACTGTAACAAATTTGCTGGCATTTGAATCATACATTGTAGTCATACCAAAATATTGACTGCCAGTTACTCCCGGAATCATATCAACAGCACTTGCAACTGTCGGAGCTTGAGAAGTTCCATTAGCCGTTATAACATATGCCCTAAAAGTTCTAGTGCTAGTTACGGTGCCTTCTTGAAAAGCTCCTGTCATTACAACTTTACCGTTTCCAGAACCACCCATTCTTCCCGTATTACTAGTCAATGGTTCTTCAACTGCCGTTCCCCCAGTTCCAAAAGTTACACCTATATTTGCTTCTGGACTCACTGCAATTTGAGTTGTTTGTATATTTGCTTGAAACGCTTGACAGCTTTGTTCACCAGTACTGTAATTATGATAATTAAAACAACCCATGTGGCTTTGAACATTTGCATCATAAAATAACCCCATAGGCACCGCTGTTCTGCTACTAGTGTAGTATAATGTAGTTGGTCCAAGTCTGATACTCGTTGTTCCACTAGTGTTAGTTTCCAACGCTGCTCCCATTAAACGACCATTGGGGTTTTCACGATTAAATATTATAAAAGTTTCTCCATTTGATCCGTCAGATCTTGGGGGATCGTTACGAATGAACACGTTATTGTTGTCACCAGCTTGAACGGTTAAAAGATTGCCACTCCAACCCATTGTTGTCCCAGACCCACCTGTTCCAGAACGAACTTTTACATTTCCACCTGTCCCTTGACAAAAAGCTACAATAGGCAACCCAATAGTAGAGTTCATGGCTATATCAATATCTTTTGGGTTTTCAGTTACAACTACACTTTCAGTGCCAAAAGTAATTGTAGAACCGCTTATAGAGCCAGCAATATGATTGATATACTGAGTGTTGTTATGTTTATAAACTACATGGACAACATTTCTTGTGTCATCATAAACTGAACAACTTTGACCTATATTTCCCGTAGCTGGAGACACTGTTGAAGTAGAACCTACGCCACTAGGGTCTAAAATGCTTACCTTACCATCTGAAGTTAACCCTACGACTGCTCCATTAGCTATCGTACCCGAAGCTACAAAGCTCCCTACGTTCTGACCACCGCCAGAGGGTAATAGCTCTGACAGATTGCTCATTAGACACTCCAACCAATCGTTGCATCCATATACGTCATAGTAATTTGTGCAAAGTTTTTGTCAAAAGTTAAATCCGTAGCAGAACTAGCGATATTTGAACCATTTCTTGCTACTGTAAAGTTAGTTGTTGCTGCAGCACCTGTTCCGTCTTTTATAACTACAAAGTCACCTGCACTTGGACTACTTGGGAGCGTTATGGTAATTGACCCTGCTAATGCTACAAGAAACTGGGCTGACGTTGCTGTGGTGTTGCCACTGACAATTGTAGGTGCTGGAAAACCATCGTCTGCTACTGATGTCCAAGTTGTACCGTTTGATTTTAAAACGTTTCCACTTGTGCCCGGAGCGACAAAGTTCGGAGCACCTGTACCGTTACCGATAACAACATTATTTGCAGTCAATGGTGCGCTTTTTACTAACTTTCCTGTAGTTCCGTCAAACGCGACCATAGCTCCATCTGTTGCCGAAGCTGGACCTGCAACGTCACCAACGGTGCCTGCAGTCGATGCTATCGTCTTGACTACCCCTGAAGAATTTTTGAAAAAAAGTTTTTCGTCAGCAGTGTTGATGGCTAATTCACCATCCTGTAGATCACTGGCACTTGGTGTATTGGTAGATGTTGAGCTTCGATATAATTGAATAGGTGTAAAACCAGACTGTGGCATTAGAAAGTACCCCCTGAAATTCCGGACGTTGCAGTGAGAGATGTGAAAGTTCCAGCTGCTGGTGTCGATCCACCTATTACAGCATTATTGATTGTTCCCCCTGATATTGTTGGAGCAATCGGAGAGGCTAACTTTGCAGTTGTAACAATACCATCTGCTAATTGATCACTGGTTAAAGGAACGTTAGTTGGTGTATTACCAATATAAGGATTAGCCATTACGTTATCTCCAAGATTGATAGAACAGCATCTACGGATGTAGCAGTATCTGATTTAATTTTAATTGAGTCATTGGGTTCCATAACAATTTTTTGATTACCACCGATAGGAACAATTGCACCACCTGTCGGAACCGGAGCACTTTTAACAATATAAGTATCGTTTGATCCATCGTTCAGGGTAACATCAATATTAACCGTTGCCCCCGTAGTGTTTGAAACAGTCAATCCAATGACAGTTGTTTGAGTTGCACCGGGAACTGTATATGCCCCAATTGCAGTCAAGGATGTTCCTATATTCCTAGATAATTTTCTTTCAAAAGCATTTGCCATGTTTTCTCCTTACCCCAATGCGATTGCTAATGCAATAACATCGTCTGTTGTCACGCCTGCACTGGGTGTAGATGAAACCCAATTTGTACCATCTGATGTAAGTACATTACCACTAGTTCCGGGTGACGTTAAGCCCGTACCACCATTAGCCGGTACCAGTGTTCCAGAAAGCGTAATATCTCCGGTACTTAAACTATTCGGTAATAATCCTGTTGTGCCTGCGCTAAAAGCACTGACTGCTGTTGTAACTGCACCTGCCCACGCAAATGAACTTCCATCCCATTTCAAAAACCTATTTGCAGTCGATGGGGCTGGTAAAAAATCACTAGTGTTGGCAGCTGTGTTGTAGACAATACGATTAGCAGAGCCACCTGCCACATTGGTTGCCTGTGTAGCTGTCGCTGCATTACCTGTTATACTTATTGCCCATGTACCCGTAGCACCCGTTCCATTAGTTGGTACTGCCCCAACATCACTAGCAGTTAATGTCACGGCACCAACTTGCCCGTTGACTGAGGTTACTGTGTTACTTTGGTCAATTTTTTGCCATACACCAGTGCTTGAAAAAACAGCCCAATCACCAACTTGCCAATCTGTTATGCCATCAAGGTTTGTAGTACCTGCAACGTTTACAATGTAATAATAACCTGCAACACCGGAGCTTGATGTCAATGTTGGTGTATTAGTAGATGCGTTCCATGTTCCTTGGTAGTCTAACCCCGTTTGAAACGATGCGGTTGATACGGATGTAATTACACCTTTATCGTTTATTGCTACGACAGGGATAGCACTTGATGATCCATACGTTCCGGGTGTAACACCAGAAGTTGGTAAATCTGCATCAACTAAATTTCTAAATGAAGTTGGAGCAGCTGCACCTGATGACGGACCTGCAAAAACTACATTAGCTGGTTGGTCAGATTGTAAAAGTGCTGACCCCCAACTATAAGTGCCTGTTCCACCAGAAACTAAAACTTGTCCGTTTGCTCCTGCTGGACCGATAGCTAAATCGCCACTACCACCGTATACAATGCCACCCGGAGTTGATGTGATGCTCCGTCCAGTACCACCTTGGTCAATTGGCAATATACCGTCTATTTGATCTGCATTCGATAAATCTACTGGTGGGTGTTGATGATCTCCTCTTGCTAATTCGTTAGATGTTCCGGCTGAACCCCCCGTTGTAGTTACTAATGGAACATTATCTTCAAAGTCTGCCGTTAAAGTTACGTTAGAGCTTAAATTACCACCACCCTCTAAACCGTTTCCTGCAATGATTTGTGTTGAAGTTGGAACACCACCTGTCGAGGCTGTCACCGTACTTACAGCAGTTATTCTTCCGGTGGAATCTACCGTGACCACTGGAATTTGTGTTGTGGTTCCGTATGTTCCGGGTGTTGCTCCACTACTTGCCAACTGAACAGTTCCGATACCACCACTTGCAACGCTTATTGTAATGTCAGTTGTAAGTTGACCGCCACCCGTCAAACCTGTTCCTGCAATGACTTGTCTACTTGTTGGTACACCAGCAACTTGTAATAAGTCACCAGCTCGAACTTGATAACTTACTCCTTGATAGTTGAACAACAACATACCATCGGCAGAGGCAACTGGTGCCGTGGGCAGTTGTGAAATTCTTGTTGGAATTAAATTACTTGGAACATTAGTCATTTAGTTAATCTCCAGATAGTTGTCACCGTCTTCCGTGACAATAAACTCATCACCTTCTTCCTGAATCAATCCTGATGGATGAGTGTTAATGTTTGTATCTGGTCTAACAAAAGGTAATACAATTTGATCAGGTCTTCTGGGTGGTAATCTATACGGATCAAATTGATCTCTATCTGCTTTACAAACCATCAACCCCACATCATTCGGATCAGGATATAAATCCGCTAAAAAAAACTTACGCGAACATCTAGCACATATTCCAATACCAAACGTTGGTTGTCCGGTGGGATCTAAATACTTACTCATCTTGTGTAGGGTCCAATACCCGGATTAATTTGTGTTGGTGATCCGTCACCATCACCATCCCAAGCTCTCTGCATACTTACAGCTGCACGTTGTTCTAAAAGAGGAACTATGTTTGCATCTACACTTGGTGTTTCCATAGCGACTTTAGATGCTAGTCCATTTACAATTGCCTCTAACCACCTATTAGGAATCTCTACTTCCTGTTGTAACGTATCTGTATCCATGACAGCCCGATGTCTCCACACAATCAATTGTGTTTTCTCCGTGTCTTCGTTGGGAGCAGGCCACACGTTGATAACAGGTTGTGCAACGTTTCTTTGGAAGTAGTAAGTGCTCGGTTGACCTGCAAACACAGTATTACTTTGGTTTACATATTGATCTCGGTTGAGCGTGCCTAAAGGTATTTCATATGGCTCATTACCGAACGTGATAGATGTATAGTTAATAGTTGAAACACCATCGGTTGGAATAATTTTGAAATACTGATAAGGCAAGGCTGGCACAATATCAGTCCAAACTATGTCACCAGTTTGAGCTAACGCCCCAGTAGAAAGATTGAAACTGGTGGTAGTAGCAACTGTTGTAAAGTTGACACCGTCTGAGCTTACTTGGAATGTTAATGGAATTGCAGTAGCTGACCATTTAACTCCAACAGTGTTAACTATCGTTGCACTTGAAAAGTTAACTAAGTAACTCGTAGCACTAGTAGTAACTGTTCCGGTTGGAAACATTGGTTGCCGAAAATTTACATTTAGAACATCAACGGTACCCAGAGGCAAGGTGACTACTGGTTGGTTTTGATAAAACGGTAAAATGATTTTTTCGATACACCAACTTGGAACTCTAATGTTCGATAGGTCATCTAACATAAAAGACAAAGAGTCTAATGCGTAATCTTGCATTTCAGACGTAATTGCTTGTGAGGGCAATCTGCAACGCCTGAAAGCGTGATCTACCACTTTCAATGAATTAAAGGTTTTTACACCTATATTGTTAGAGTATGCCATATCAATCCTAAATTAAATTACGGATGCTGATACAGCAAACCCCGTTTAGTTTTGGGTTACCAAGATTTCCTTTTAAATTGTGAATCCCCAGCCATCGCCTTAAATCCACCTTTAGATTTCATAGAACCACCACGCTTCATGCCTTTGGTTTTCATAGAACCACCTTTTTTCATGTCCATTGTTCCAACAGACTGATAGGCTCTACGACCCATAGCTTTTTCCGTACCCTTGCTTTCATCTCTACGAGACTTCATGCTTTGGGATTTGGTAGACTCTTTGCCTTTTCTCATACCGAGAGATTCATCAAGTCTTGCGTTGTAGCCTTGCTTTTTTTTGCCACCTTTGGCATATCCTTTAGATTTCATCGTTTTCTCCGTTTAATATCATATTCAGCTTCGCCCCGAAGTCTACGCATTTCGTCACGAGCATTTCTTTCCCTTGATGCAACTCTTGTCAGTTGTTGACGCTTGTCGCGTTTTTCCTGAGCATCTTTGGGTCTTCGTGCTTTAACTCTACGCATTTCATCCGATGCATCATCCTGAACACCAATGACACGAGCTTCTTCATCACGAATATTACGGTTGACTCTACCGCCATCAGCTTTATTCATTTTTGAAAAAGTTTTGGCTAGGTTGGCTCTTTTCTGAGTGGTTTCAGATGGTTTACCAGCACCTGTTTTTGCTGGTTTCCCCGATGCTAATTTATTAATTACACCTTTAGGAATCTTGCCATCTTTCATCTTGACCCCTTCGCTTTTAACGTAGGAAGTCAACGCACCCGGCTTTTTTACAGCCCCCTGAATCCAATCTTTTTTGGATGTTGATCCACCCTTTTTCATTCCGCGAGAACTTGATCCCGTGAAACCAAACGAAGAATCAAAATTCCAACCATTTTGGAAGGGATAGCTTGATTTCATCATGCATCTCCCATACCAGTATGATTTGAACAGTAGTAGTAAAGTGTCGGTGTAGCATCAGTTGTATCGATTTGAGTGAAGGCTCCGGTTGTACCAGCCGTATTATTTATAGTAACCCCCGTGGTGTATTCTGCACCACCTGCGTGTGTACCATTTGGCGTTGTACTAAACCTCAGTGGATGACCATTATTGGTATTGTCACTTTGGATAAATCGATAACTGCGATTTGCTTCAAATGTAAAATGTGGGCTAATGGCCTCATCAACATAAAAAACATTACCAGTTATATAAGAGTTTGTACCAGCTGCAACAGCCACGTTGTAGCTAACCAAACCACTGACATCAGCTGGTCTATGATACTCTTTGATAGCATGAACAATTACTGTATAAGTGTCACCACTTGAGGCATTTCTGGTGCTTAAAGCAACGTTACCGGCTTCATCAACTCCTTTTATACCACTGCCATTATAAGGCAAAAATGGAGAGTAAGGAACGTCATAAAGTTGTCCTTGTGGGTAACTAGCTATAAGAGCATCCCCAGCTGGGGTTGGATCACCTACCCAGAATAAATCTACCCCCATGTCGTAAGTCTGACACACAACCTTTGTAATTTTTAAACCATTGCAAGCTAAACCAAACGAATTAGGACTCAGGGTAGAAACGTCAATTTTCGTGACTTTGCTTTCCCCAGTTCCATCCGATATGTTTGTAAACTTGGCAATGTACTGTCGTTCTCCATCTAGAAGAACTTGAGTTGAGACTGCATCAGCCATAATTTACCTCCCTTTAAGAGAGATTGTTGTTTTGGATATACATCACTGTGAGTGAAGCAACACCTGTTGTACCGTCACCAGTAGCACCAGTAAAATCCGCTAAAACCTCTAGATCAGTTGTGCCTACGTTCGTGGCTTCTGTATCTAGGGTTCCATGAGTTGTAGCTAGAGCTTTCGTATCCACTGCATTTAAAAACGCATTTGGATCGCTTGCAGTGCCAACAGAAATAGTAGCTGCCCCACTGTCATCGCCAACCGTTGTTACGTTGCATATTACATCAACGATTTGAGAATTGGCTGGAACGATTGCCACTCTTTGATTAAGTTGACTTGCACCAGTGATATTTGGCATCATTGACTGTGCCATTACTACAGAACCAACATTGGCTACATTTACGCCAACATCTGTTCCTGTAGTTGCTTGGATTCCTCCGGCTTTTACCGGACCAGAAAAAGTAGTTGTACCCATGTTTCCTCACATACGAGTTGTGTGTATTTGTCTGTATGTAGTCAGTCGGGAACTGTCAAATACACAAGGTTAAATCCCGAAAAGCCCCTACCGCAACAGGGATGAAACGGTAGGGGATTTCACTAAACTCCAGCTGTTCCGAAGACTGCCCTCGGATCTGTCCAACCAAAGTTGTAACGTTCAGTAGCTTTATAACGCATTGAGTCAGTTTCGAAATCGCCTTCCATTGATTTCTCAAGTCCTCTACGCATCATTAGCTTCAGACCTTCAGGAGCATCTGTTTGTACCCACCAAGCAGTGCTTGATGTGATACGAGAGATGTTTGCCTGACCGTCACCTAACAGCCCCATTGATTTAACAGGGTTGATGTCGTTATCAGCCGTTCCCGGTCTCAAAGCAGATTTTAGAAGAGTTTCTGCTTGGAAAACGTTAGCCGGTCCAGTAACGATTTGTGTTGGAGAAAGTCTGATTCGTTTACCGTTGTTGTCAACAGCATTGCGGATTTGAATTAACATTTGTTCCAGAGATGCCTGAGACAGTGCCGCCGCAGTGGTCAATGTGTTGCTAAATACTCCATTAACAATTGGGTGTGAAGCACTGTTCAGAGCTACACCATCACCACCCGGAAAGGCCGCGTTGAATGCTCTGTTCAGAATATTCGCACCAAGTGTTTCTTTAGTTTCCACCAAAGATTGAGCGAGATGTTTAGCATACGTTGAACCAATACGAATATGGTCACCGTCCTCGACAAGCACTTTGGTAAGAGCAAATGCCAAACCATATACTTTGTAGAGGTATCTCTGAATGAACAACACACCACCGGATTGATATGTTACTGCCATACCATCTGGTAATTCTGGTGCTGCACCAAAACCATAAAGAACTGGTTCTTCATGGTACTGACGAGGAATGCCTTGGTACTCTGTAAATACCTCAGCCCACTCATCTGCTCGTTGCTCATAAATGCCGTCAAAGACTTCGTTCAAGATAGGTTCTACAATTGAACGAAAGTCGGTACTACGCATAGGAGTAGCCATAGTTCAATCCCTCCCTTAAACCGAGTTAACAGCTGCTTTGTATTGATGTTCGTTAATACGAACAGTCGCAACTACAAAAGCATCAGTTAGTGTGCTATCAACGCCACCTGTCGTTCCTTCAAATCCAGTGATTTGAAATTGTCCAGATGTTGCTTGGATTGCACTTAATTTAGTATTAGATAGACCAGTTCTTGTTGATCCACCCGGTGAAGCGACAGTCCAGTCACATTGTTCACCAACGGCTGTTTGAACCGTGATTCCCGAAGATGGATTGTCGTATTGGACTGCAAACAGAATTTCTGGATCGTCATAGACCCAAGCTGTAATTTCTGTCGCCGCAATTCCACTAGGCCAATATGGTGACACAGTTGGAACTCCAAGAGCATCAATATATTGGCAACCGGCGAAAATGCCTAGAAGTGAGATACCATTAGTTGTGCCACTACGAGTGCCATCGCTTGAACCAAGCTGTATGACACCAGTATCGACCAACTTAACGGGATCGCCTTGGAATACGTCTTGTGCGTACCCCGTAGCTAACGTATAGGCTTTCGCAATTATCTGTCCACTGTTGTGATAAGACGCACGAAAGCCAAAAGGTGCAGAGACTGAAGACATTCTGCATTCTCCCTATTGGTTGAAAGTTGAGGATCACGAGAGGTCAAATTGTGCCTCCCGATACTTACCAATCTCAGCCGTGCCATCACCTTTCTCAACTTTACCGCCAGATGCTTGTGCTTGTTCTTCAATCAACGCTGCTGTTTCCGCAAGTTTCATTTCCTCGCGCATTGGAGCATCGTGATGAGCTTCCATCATGTATTTTTCATACAAAGACATAGGAAGTTTAAAAGCTAACATCTCATTGACACCTATGAAACCATTCCACTCGCCCCCTTTGACTGTAGCATACTCCCAACCAGCGACTTCTTCTGGTTTGACAGGCTCGTAGCCTAATCTAATACGATGCTGTACAGTGTCTCTTGGGTTTGTTGTGGTAATCCAACAAAGGTGCCAACCCGGAATGTCGGGAAGGTCTGGTAGACTAGATTGGAAAAATTGTTGCCTGAACATTTCTAACCTCTCATCATCACTAACTTCACGCTTGTCTGTTACTGGACGATCTTGCATCGCCCTGCTCGTGCGGTTACTTC